GGCAGTAGAGCTGTGCGCACCAATTAAATATATATATTAGATAGGAGCTATAGCAATATGTCTGAAGAGTATAAAAAAATAGATGTAGAGTTTAGTAAATCAGAAGGTGAAGAAGGCAAAGTCAAAGCTGTATTTTCTGTTTTCAACGATGTGGACAGTGACGGTGATGTCGTTTTACCTACAGCTATCAAATCAGGTTTTGATCCAGTAAATGAAGAAGTACCAATGGTCTGGGCGCACCAATGGGATAAGCCAATAGGTAGAGGAAAGATTGTAAAAGATGGTGAAAAAGCAGTTTTTGACGGTGAGTTTTTTATGGACACTGACAGTGGATCAGAGGCTTACAAACTTGTCAAGAATATGGGTAATTTGCAACAATGGTCTTTTGGTTTTAGAGTAGAAGATTCAGAATATGGAAAGTTTAAAAAATCATCTGATCAAGATGAGCAAGATGTTCGATACCTCAAAAATTTATCGGTATATGAAGTTAGCCCAGTTTTGGTTGGAGCTAACCAAGATACATTCACTATGGCAATTAAGTCAACAAACAAAGACACCGATGAGAAAGGTGTTCTTGGACACGACAGTTTCCAATCTGAAGATCAAGATGAAGAAGTTGAAGAGAAAAATAAATTAGCTGGAGATCTATACAACACACAAGAAGAAGCTGAGGAAAGAGCAAAACAACTTGGCTGTTCTGGATCTCATAGTATAGATAGCAATGGATCCGTGTATTTTATGCCATGCGCAACTCATGAACAATATGAGGAAAGTATGAAAAAAGAAGCTAAGACACACACTGAACAACATGCAGCAATGGAAGCTCTTGGAAATATTGCAAATGACATGAAAGATATTTTACAAGCAATTCCAAAAGATGAAAATGCAGACTTGCCACAGTGGTGGGTTGATTTAGTCAGGGAAGTTGCTGAAAAAATGAAACAGGTTAAAGACAATCTTATAGAACCTGATCCTGAAAAGATACAAAATTTAGAAGTTTCGGAAAAGAGTGCCAGCGTGCAAGGTAAACGCTTTTCTGATGAGGTAAAAGATGTGCTTGCAGCATTGAATAGCCTAGTCGCCAGAGTTCAAGCTATAGGAGAACTCCGACAAAAGAATGGTAGGAAGTTGGGGGTTTCAGCAACAGAAGCTCTCAGAACAGTTCAAGAAAGTGTCGCAGATGCTTTTGATGAACTAGATAAATTCGTAGAAGAATTTGGAAGTGAGGGTGCATTGGAAACTGAAACAGTTGAAAATACCGAAATAGAAGATCAAATAGCAGAAACTGAAGTAGAAATTTCAGACGAAGTTGAAACTGAAGAGGAAGTAGTAGAGGAAGAACCAAAAGCTGAGGCTGAGGTTGTAGATCCTGCTGAAGAACCAGAGGTTGATACAGGTGATGAAAGAGAAACTGAGGAACCTGTTGATCAAGTAGAAGTAGAAGTAGACACAGAGTTAGATAATCTTTGGCTAGAAAGTCAAGAAGTATTGTCTGACATTACATTAACCGACATTGAATTAGAAGACACAGAATAAATTATCGAGGAGTAATAATGGATGTAAAAAAAATCCGTGAAGACATCGCTAAAGAATCTGCTGAATTAAAAGGTCTTTTTGACCAAATCTCAGAACAAGACGGTGGCGCTACTTCAGAGCAAAAAAAATCTATCGTTGATAGAAATGAAGCTCTTAAAGGTTTAAGAGATGATCTTAAAGTAGCTGAAGCTAAATCTAAATTAGATATGAGCGACAGCCCTGTAGCAAGCATACCTAACCCATCAGAAGAATCAAAAGGTTCATCTTTTGGTGCAGAAGTTCTAAAATCAGCAGCTTACAAAAGCTATGTTGAAAATGGTGCTAAGAATATTCAAAGCACAGTTCCTTTTGAAGTTAAGACTAACTTAACTACAACTGGATACCCACCAGAGTCTTTAAGACAACCTGGTATTTTGGAAACAGCTCTTCGTGATCCTAATGCAGTTATTGGATTGTTTGATCAAATTCAAACAGATCAAAACGCTTTCGTTTATTTGGAAGAAACAACTTTCACAAATAACGCAGCTGAAGCCGCAGAGGCAGCAGCAGTTGGTGAAGCAGCATTAGCATTCACAGAGAGAACAGCCACAATTTCAAAACTTGGTGTAAATATACCAGTTACTGATGAATTAATGGCAGATGTTTCTGGCCTTGAGGGATATTTGAACTCAAGATTGCAAACAATGATCAGACTTCGTTTGGACAGCCAACTTCTTTCAGGAGATGGTACTTCCCCAAACCTAGAAGGTATCTTAGACGCTGGTAAAGCAAGCGTTGGATCAACTGATTATTCCAGCTACGCAGGTGGCTTAGGCAGAATTGGCGCAATTTATAATGCAATTACCGATATTCGTGTAAATGCTTTTACTGAGCCAGATGCTGTTGTTATCCACCCTAATGATTGGGCGCAAATCGTACTTCAATTAGATGAAGACTTTGCAGGCACAAGCTCTGCTGGATATACAGCTAAAAGCCCTGTATTTGCTAGCGCAGGTGGTTTTGCTGGAGGAGTAGCTAATCAATTGTGGGGACTTAAAGTCGTTCCTTCAACAGCTATTTCCGAAGGTACCATGCTAGTTGGTAAATTTGGTGGTGGAGAAGCTGCACATGTTGTCATGAGACAAGGTATTGACATCGCAGTTTCTGATTCACATGGTGAAAACTTTACAAAGAACATCATGGTGATCAGAGCTACAATGCGTGTTGGATTCCCTGTTTACAGACAAGCAGCATTCCATAAGATCACAAACGCTTAATTTTATTAAGTAGTTTTAGTATGGGGGCTAACGCCCCCATACGCATTTAAGAGGCAAAAACCCAAAAAGTATTAAAAGTAAGTTAGGATTAAATCATTATGGCAGAGAAATTTATAACATTAGAGAAAGATTTATGGCAAATGGGCGATGGATCCTTTTTTGAAGGACCTAAAGCTGAACTTCCAAAATCAAATGCTTCTAAGTTAGGTGGCGCTGGTAAAAGCTACCCAGAAAGTTATTTGAAAGAAATTGGATATATTAAGCCAGAAAAGAAAGTTTCTAAAAAGAAAGTTGAAAATAAGGCTGTTAAGCCAAAAGATGTAGAAGATAAGTAAGGAGATCCTAAATGGCTCTCTGTAGTTATTCTGATGTAGAAGCTATTGTCCAAATTGACTTTAGCTCTACATTACAAACATCAATCACAAATAATATTA